GTTTGGATTCGCAACTACTCCAGTAGAATAAAATAAATTGTTTGAACTTCCTATCGATTTGACATCTGTTGATGCATTTATCTCTTTTTGATATTCACTGAGATAAAATGATTGAGTTATTTCACTAGGGGAAGCTTCTGTGGGTAGTCCTGATGTTGATTTAAACTGATTCCAGATTACCTTTGTTTCATCAGCCGCAACAACAGTATTCCATCTAGGATTAGTCGGATCTAAGATTTTTCCATCTTCATATATTCCTTTGATCTTCAAATCATTATCCAAGATAAAGACATAGGAAGCTCCTGAACCAGAAATACTATAGGATGTGCTTTTCGTAGCTGCCATTAATTTTTACTGTAAACTCTGTGTTTAGGAACAACAATGCCACGCATATCAACGAATCTTTCAGTGGGTAATTGTGCTACTTCAGACCACTCTTTTTCTGGTATTTTGTAAAGCATTCCCTGTACTCCAGAATACCGATACTTATGTAAAGTTCTGGGAGGGACTGCGACTGCACCTTGCGCTGAATTATTTAGAAGACTTTTTGCAAGTTCATCTCTTCTTTGAAGTTTGACATAGTGAAGATTGCATCCAAGAAATCCATCTTGTCTCAATTCGATTACATAAACTAGTGGATATGCATCATAATATGGTAAACTTTGAGTAATAGGATTATATGAAAAGAAAAACATTCCACCAGCTTCAAATCCAGATGTATCTGATGCATCATCATTTAGATTTGGAGATTTAAGTTCATCCAACAATTGAGACCTAAACCAGTCTCCACTTCTACTTTTATTTCCTACCTTCTTTTGAATATTTGTTAAGATACTCATATTCCAAGTTCCTTCTCTGTCATTATTCGAAATTCTAGTTTCCTATCTTCACAGAATTCTTTTGCAGCTTTCCATTTTGCTTGATTTCTAACGTAATTTGTTGCTTCGGTAATAAGTGTCTTCTTTGACTTGCCTTTTGTTATCTTTGGTTCTACAGTTTCTCTCATCGGTTTCACTTCAATTACCGATCTACGAATATTTCCTTCTTTATCTTGATACTTGATAAAGAAATCTGGGAAATATCTACGAACTCTTTTTGTAGTTGGATCGTGGTATGGAATAAAAAATTCTTCCGAAGCCCATTCAAGAACATTTTCATTTAGGTCACAATATACCATCATTTTACGTTCCCAGAGAGAACGATAGATGATATTATTAACGTCACCTTTGTATTTCTTTGGGTTAGAGGGTTTAAATATGCCCTTATAACTCATACATAGTATAGACAGTTCAAACTATTTATTGTGTCTTTTCCGAAAGCAGGTCAGATCTATCAAGAACCTCTGGATAGAATTACGAATACCTTAGGTAGAGTTTCTCTTGATACCTTTTATCAAGTAACGTTTTCTTTTGGAAAATCCAATACCTGGTTATCTGGTGGAGTTAAAGCACAAGGTTCGGCGAGAAATAATGGGTTAGATTTTAAACAAAAGATGAGTTTATTGTGTACTGAAGCAGAACTCCCTGGAACTTCTTATGCAGTATCTACCGCTATTGGACATCATCAAGGTATTGTAGAGACATTTCCTAACCTTCGACAGTTTCCTCCTCTGAACTTGACATTTTATGTTGATGCAGAACACGTCATCATTGAAGTATTTGATAAGTGGATGAACTATATTAATCCTGTTCCTGCAGCAAAACAAACAAAATTGAATGCATATAGTAAGTTTAGATATCCAGACACATACAAAGAAGTTATTCATATCACAAAATACGAGAGAGACAGTTTTAGAACAACTAAATCTACGGAAACAAAATCGGGTCTATATCACTATGAGTTTATAAACGTCTGGCCTACTAATATGACTTCTATGAAGGTAAACTATGGTCAGTCGGATATTTTAAAGTGTTCGGTTCAACTTTCATATGATCGATATTTTACCAGCACAACACCATCGGAATTCCAACAAGTTGTAGTGCAACAACCAGATTGGGCAGCTCTTGATATTGTGAACCGAAATGCAAGTGCTCTCAAAGATGCTGGGCCCAGAATACCATTGGGTCAGGATATTGGTATAAACCAACGGGGTACAGTAGTCCGATAAATATTCATACTGATATTGACTTTATATGCCATTACCAACTATTGCAACTCCTACTTATGAGTTGACTTTGCCATCCACTGGAAAAAAGATAAAGTACAGACCATTTCTAGTTAAAGAAGAGAAAATTCTTATTCTTGCATTAGAGTCACAAGAACAGTCAAATATTACTAACGCAGTTAAGGACGTTCTGAAGAAGTGTATCCTTACCAAGGGTGTTAAGGTTGACGATCTGCCGACCTTTGATATTGAATTTATCTTTCTCAACATTCGTGCAAAGTCAATTGGTGAGTCAATTAAAATTGTTGTCACCTGTCCAGATGATGGCGAAACTCAAGTTCCTGTCACCATCTATGTTGATGAAATTCAGGTAATAAAACCAGAAGGTCATACAACTGACATCAAACTCGATGATACTATGACGTTGAGAATGAAGTATCCTTCTCTGAATCAATTTATTGAAAACAATTTTGAAGTTGCCACAACACCAGAAGAAACGGTGGAGAATACGTTCAAGGTGATTGCAGAATGTATGGACACCATTTATACTGCAGAAGAAGCTTGGGATGCAAAAGACTATAGTGCAAAGGAAAAGTTAGAATTCATTGAACAGTTGAATTCAAAACAATACAAAGAAGTTGAAAAGTTTTTTGCCACAATGCCAAAACTTTCTCATAACTTCGAAGTTGAAAATCCAAACACTGGGGTCAAGAGCACCATAGTTTTGGAGGGTCTTGCTGATTTTTTCGCCTAAGTATTGCACGAGAAGATCTTGAATCTTACTACAAGATTAATTTCGCTCTGATGCAATACCATAAATACTCTTTGACGGAGATTGAAAATATGATACCTTGGGAACGAGAAATTTATCTTGTTCTTCTCAAGGATTACATTGAACAAGAGAATCTAAAACGACAACAACAACAAGGTCTAAATGGCTGAGACAAGTCAAAAGAAAATAACTCTCAGCAATTTCTTTGAACAAATTGTTGAGATTAATAAGGTATCTCAGAAAGCTTTAGAAAGATCGAATCAGAGTGTTTCGATTTCTGAGAAGACCAGAATTGACTTGGAAAAGTTAATTGCAACTTTAAAAATTTCGTTCAACGGGGACTCACAGAACGTTCAACCCCAAGCTGCGGGTCAGGTCACGAATGTTCTGAATCGTAACGATAATAGAAGAACTACTAATATTATTAGAGAAAATACAATTCAAGGTAGTCAGATCACAAATCTGATTCGAGAAAATGCAACTCAAAAAGATCAGATATCAACATTAATTCGTGAAGATGCGGTAGAAGATAAAGAACTTAGAGAATCTTTTGTAGAACTTCAATCTAGTTTCAAAGATCTCTCTAGTGCAATCGAAGTTATCAGGAAAGATCTAAACTCACTATCTAGTGCATTCTTACAGATGCAACAAGGCAGAAGTTCAATGTTGAAATCGAGAGGTAGAGAACTCAGTAAAGAGGAAGATACTTTACAGAAAGAACAGATCTTAGGAACTGAGAAATCAAAACAAAAACAACAAGTTGAAGATCAAAAGAGACAACAGGAAAAGAAAGAAAATAAAGCTCTGAATGCTCTTAAGGGGCTACTTGGTGGTGGACTACTCACTGGCCTTGGTATGGCTTTTGGTGGCGGTGGTAACCCGCCAGGCGAAGATCCTGGTGGAATTATCGATGATGTAACAGCAGACACACCAGAAGAACGAGCACTGTTAAAAACTATTCGTTCAGCTGAAGGCACAAGTGGAAAGGATGGATATGGAAAAATATTTGGTGGTGCAGTAGTACCAGAACTTGAACAAGGAAAACTTACTATTGAAGAAGCTGCCAGAATGTCGGAAACTGGTAAGCTTCCAGAAAGACTTGGTGGTCGCGCAGTTCCATATGGAAGTTATCAAGGTAGAGTGAGTGGTGCAACTGGTGCATATCAGTTTATGCCTGGAACAATGAGACAAGCTGCAAGACGAGCAGGTATACCTCTTGATACTCCACTCACTCCCGCAGTTCAAGATAAACTTGGTTTATCAAATGTTAGAATAAGTGGAGTTGATCCATCTAAACCAGCTACTGCAGATACTTTAAGAACTTTAGAAGGTCAATGGACCGGTTTGGGTAGGAGTCAAGGTGGAGCAGGAATAGAGACAAATTTCCAAAAATATCAACAACAATTGAAACAAGAAAGACAAAAACAAATTGAAGTTGATAAGGCAACCAAAACACTTCAAGATCTTGATAAACTCACCAAACCACAACCATTACCAGGGGTTGATCCATTACCCCAGATGCCTTTTACATTGCCAAATGTATTTCAACAACAAAGTTATGTCTCACCAGAACAAAGAACTGGTGTACCAGAACTTACAAAGCCAATGACTCCAAATATTGCATCGATGACTCTTCCAGCTATTGATGCAGGAACTAAGTCGGTTTCTGGTGGCCAAAAAGGAGGAACATCTGCAACACAATCATATTCTGTCTCATCTAGTACAAATAATATGATGTTTGCCCAAGTTCTTACTTCAAGTTTTAGTGATAAAATGAATATAGTGGTAGGATAGTATGGCATCTTCAGTTCTTACCAAAGATAGTCTTCCAGTTGATGAAATAACAACCAATATTCGAAATCTTGTTTCGGGTATTAGATCTGGTAGTATTAAAAATCTTAGAACAATATCTCAAGGATTATCTCTATCAAATAGACTGGATAGAGAAGAAGGTGAACTAGACGCGAAACAGAAAAAGATATCTGCAGAAAGTTTAGCTTCAACCACAGATACTTTGGATAGATATCAAGAAGGATATGCTGATGGACTTGTAAGAGGTGTTCAAAGTGGTTTTGAAAATGGATTAAAAAAAGGTGCGGAGTATGGAGAAAAGAGCGTTTTAGAAAACATTATTGAATCTTTGGGTGGTAAGTCACCAGCCCTGATTGCCACTGTTCTTGGTGCATTGGGTCTTGAAATGTTAAATGATTACATTACACCTGCAGAACAACCATACGGCCCAGGCCAACCAATGGAGGGAACGTTGGTGACTGGTCAAGGTGGTGGTACTCCTTTCCACATTGATACTCGTTTTGCAAGAGACTTACCTCTTGAACAACAGGTATTGATCTTTGACAGTATGGCTCAACAACTTGAATCCGAAGGTAGAGTTGCTGAAATGGGTCAGGCTGGTGGTGTAAGTGGTCAGAGATATCCTGTAAATGGAACAATGCAGGAGAAGATAGACTTCTTAAGAAAAGCGCAGTCTGGGCACCATGCTCAGAGAGAGATGGCTGCGATGGACTACTTTATTCCAAAGAAGGAAGAGACAAGGTTTGGCCCGAGTGCAGAATACGCACCTATTCCTGCTCCCAATGTTCCTGGATATAGAGTTCAATATTGGAAGAACAACCAGATGGCTGGTTATGATATTATTGACGAGAAAACTGGTAGAGTGGTTGGCAGAACACTTCACGGCGATCCAAAGTTATCAACTTTGAAACCAGTACAACCAAAAAAAGATGAAACATATCCCGCAGTATCACCAGATGAACCAATAATTATTGAAGATAAGACAATTTGGACACAACCTGGTGCAAAACATAGAGGTAAAGGTCAAAGAAGAGCAAGTCTTATTCCACAAACTAGAGAAGACACTAATTTATATGCACAAGATATGGAACCCAATGGTGCAACACTAGTTGCAGTTCAACCAGTTATTTCCCAAACTATGGTAAATAATCAAATGGGAAGTGGAGGTGGATCACCAATCATCATAAGCGGTGTTCCCACAGATAATCGCATCATAACTCTCGCTAAGAACATATCCTAATGGAAAATAAGTTTTTCATCAAAGAATTAAAACTCATCCCCACCGAAGGATCATCCCTTAAAGAGGAGTGGAGTCTGTTGCGTGGTGGGCCTATCATTTCATACTACGAGAATATTAGAACACCCGCAATTTCAATGTCGGTGACGTTTGTGGATACCGATGGTGTTGTAAGTAATGAAGGAATCACTGGCGGTGAATACATTCAGATGGAGATTGATTTCAAAGAATTGGGAATATTTAAGATTGATGCATCACGTCACAGAATGATGATCAATTCTGTCGGAAATGTGAACACAAAATCAAGTAGACAAACTGCAACATTGGAAGCGATCTCTGTTGAGAGTATTGTTAATGAAACTGTTCGGGTATCCAAAAAGTTTGATGCATCAATTGATCAAACTGTAAGAAAATTGTTAGTGTCTGAAGAGAAAGGAATCAAGACAAATAAAACATTGGATAGTGAAGCCGCTGCAAATAAGTATACATTTGTCGGAAATCAAAAAAGACCTATGGATATTATTCAATGGTTATGCCCAAAAGCAAGTGCATCTGAAAAGAGTTTTGGATTTTTATTCTTTGAAACTCTGGATGGATATGTTTTTAAATCCATTGATAGTTTATTCGAATCAGAACCTGTTCAGACCTACACAAAATCTGAGATTGCTTCGAATAGTGACTTTCGTGTTCTGGATGAAAAAGTAAACAAGAATACTGATGTTGGACTCTCGATGAGAATGGGAATGTATGCAAATAAAACTTTGTATATGAATATCAAAGATTCTTCAAGAGAGGTTGTTGATTTTAAATTAAGTGAATTGGGAATAGAAAATCCACCAAAGGCTCCATTAGGTTTGGATGAAAAACCAACGAGACTGATGTTTAGAATGTTGGACGTTGGTGCATTGCAAAAAGACGCAAAGTTATCCGAAGTTCAAAAACCACAAGAACTTGCCAAATATCAAAACCGATCCTATGCTCGAAATAATCTAATCTTCTCTCAATCTCTAAACATTATGGTTCCTTGTAATCCAAATCTTAGAGCTGGTCAGACTGTTGAGATCAAACTTCCTTTGCCAACTTCTGATCAAAAATCGAAGAGATACGGAGATGGGAAGAAAGATATTGGTGGAAAATATCTGATTTCGGAACTCAAACACGAAATTGGAAACAACAGAGCGTATACTCAACTTTCTCTGATACGCAACACATTTACCGCTTAAATATACTATAAAGGAATAATACAATGGAAAACATCGAACAACACATTCAAAAGGATAAACAGATTCTAGACGACCCAACAATTTCGCCACAGATGCGTCGTCACACAGAAGAAGAGTTGAAAGATCTTGAGAGTTACAAAGAAACTCATCCTAATGATGATCACGATCCAACCCCACTCGAATTGTATTGCAACAATAATCCAGAGGCTCCAGAGTGTCTCGTCTATGATGACTGATTGAAATGCAAGAGTTATCACCCGTAAGAAATTTCTTTGGTAAAGATCAATTAGTTTGGTGGATCGGTCAAGTTACTGATCCAACTAAAGGAAAGTGGAAAAACGCCACCGAAAGACAGAGAACAGAGGATGGAGAAGAAATCTATTCCCATCGTGTCCGTGTTCGTATCATTGGTTATCACGACTGTGAGGAAGATCTGCCCGATTCGGATCTTCCTCTTGCACACGTTCTGTTGCCATCAAACGTAAGTGCAACAGCTGGACAAGGTGAACTGTTAAACTATCAAGGTGGTGAAGTTGTTATTGGATTTTTCTTAGATGGTGATGATGCACAACAACCAGTGGTTTTTGGATCATTATTCAAACAACCGTATCAAAAAGATACTCTGACACAAAAAGAGTATTCGGGTAAAAAAGCAACGTGTTTCCAACCTTGGACACCACCACAACCTATTCTAGGCAAACATCAAATTGTTGAATCAAAACTTTCGGAGGGTAATAGAACACACTCAGCTGATACAACAGAAAATCAGAAGACGGTTGCAAGTAAACAAAAGAGTGTCAATGAAGACAACGAATTAGCTCTGCCAAGTCCCTGTGAGGACACAGAAGTTGGCAGAATGCAAAAGTTTATGATTGACTTCATTGAAAGATTGAATGGATATCAGAAAATACTTGATGTTTATGTCAATCCTGTTATGGGAAAGATCGTAAACATTAATGAAGATTTAAAGACTACTGCAGGAAAAATATTTGATACGATGACGAAGTTAATTCGTCGTGCAAGAGCTTGGTTGATTCAAGAAATTCATCAAAAGTTATCGAAATTACTTGGAACAAAGACACCAAAACCACTTGAACCTTATACAGGAAAACCAGTTCAGACATTGACAGACTTGATCTTCTGTCAGTTTGAAAAGATCATCAAACAACTGTTCAAGTATATCACTGACAGTCTGACAAATATGATTGGTAAGGTCATTGATATTGCACAGTGTGCTGTCGAGAACTTCCTTGGAGATATGATGGGTCAGTTGTTCAATGTTTTGGATAACTCTCTCGGGCCTATTCTTTCTCAACTCAATAATATTCTGGGTGGAGCACTTGGAACTGCAAGTTCTATCATCTCAAAAGCTCTGAAGTATGCAAACTTGTTCCTGAGTATTCTTGCTTGTGATGAGATGAAGTGCCCAACTCCAACAAACTGGTCTGCAAGATATGGTCCTGCACAGGGAGACATCGACAACTTTAATAAAGTTCTTGCGAAGGCATCACTGAGTTCTCTAGTTTCCACAACATTGGATAATGTGGATGATATGATTGTTGCAGATCCACAAGCCGCCGATTGTGACACAAACGTCTTCAGATGTGGCCCACCAGTTGTTAATTTTGTTGGTGGTGATGGACAAAATGCGAGTGGTAGAGCCGTCATCAACGCCGTTGGTAATATCATTGGTGTTGCAGTTGATAACTCTGGTTTTGGTTTCACTGCACCTCCACTAATTACGTTCTATGATAGATGTAAGAATGGTTATGGTGGCGGTGGATATGCACTGATCGGACCCGTATCACCAGTAACTGACAATACTGGAAGTGTGGTAAATGATGATAATGGCAATCCATTGTACGTTCCTGATCCAAATGGAACTGAGACTGGAATCGTTGACGTAGTTATTCTGGATCCTGGTGAGAGTTACCTACCCAATACAACAGAAACATCCATTGATGAAAATGGAAATGAAATTGTGAAGGAAGTTATTCCAGATACAAATACTAATAGTGATGGTGTCAATTCATACGTCACAGAAATTACGGATGTGATTGTACACGATACTGGTTATGGATATTCCGATGATACCACAATTACGATCATTACCGATGATGGTAACGATGATACAAGTGGAACAGAAATTGAGGTTACTGTTGTGGATGGATTTATTGTTGATGCTAAAGTCTTGAATGGTGGATATGGATTTACCTCCCTCCCAGACTTGCAAATAAATAGTGAGACCGGTGGTGGAGCGAGATTGTTGCCTGTTCTCAGATTTACTAAACTTGAAGAAGCAAAACAATTTGCTTCAACAACTCAAAACGCTATTGTCACCGTTATTGATTGTGTTCAGAGATGACAAAGAAGAACCCAGTTTACGATAAAAGACCACCACAAGATAAGAAACAGTATAGTAGAGAAACAACTGCTAGATACTCGTTTCAGAGTGGTCAGGGAACAATTCACGGAAGAACTCTGTTTGAGGTAGTTACTCAAGAAGCTCAAGGATTTGGGTTCTATTCTGGAACTGGTCAAGGTGGTGTAAATAACGGGCCTGGTACTGGTCGTGCGGTTCTTGACACGCCAGGAATGTCTTACGAGGTTCTTGGTGCAGGTCTTAAAGCCAAAGGTAATGATAATGCTGGTGTGAATCCTGCAAAGTATATTCTTTGCAAACACGGAGATATTATTCTTAATGCAGAGGATGGTGATATTGTTTTGATGGGCAAAAATGTAAGAATTTTTGCTGAAGGTGGTGGTGATGATGGCGACTTTACCGTAAATGCGACTAAAGTTGCAAATATTAAAGGTATGGATGTCCGTCTTCAAGCAGAAAAAATCAGTTTGTCTGCACAGAATACAATGAATATCGTTTCCAAAGGTTTTATGGAAATGAATAGTGCATTTGTGAATGTCGCTGCTGCTGGAGATCTTGATCTGACCTCTATTGGTCAACTTATGAAAGGTCTTGGTATTAGTACAAAATTAAGTATCTGATAATATGGCAAACTCTCCGAAGTATGGTATTGAACATAAGTTAGTTGTAGGAACAAACGATGTATCCTATCTTCCGACTGACGCACAACCAAACGGAACTGCTGTTCTGAATGGTCCGGTTTTTATTGGTTTGCCTCTTTCGTCACCAGTTCCTAAAGCAGTCTTAAATGTTGGGCCTCCTGCTCCACAAATAATTCCTGGACTAAAACCACCACTCGTCACACCAATTAGTGTTTGGGTAGATGGTCAACATACTCACGTTGGTCTTAAGATTCAGAAGGGAGTTAGAACTCAGGATGGTCTTAACTTTGTTAAGGGCGATCGAATCACAAAAGGAACTGTCATCACTCAGGGTCGTCATTTAGTTAGTGATTCGGTTAAGGCAAAACAGTTCTTTGGTGGTCAGTTCTTTGGTCAGTTTCAGGGAACAATTAATGTTCAATCTTGGAAGGGATTTGATGTTAATCACCCAAATAAAGTAGGACACAGACTCAGACATATTTGTTTAGAAGGCCCAGAAGCTGGTGTTTATATTCGTGGTAAGTCAAAAAACTCAGTCATTGAACTACCAGATTATTGGATCAACTTTATCGATCCTGAAAGTATTACAGTCACTCTCACTTCTGTTGGATCGTATCAAAAATTGTATGTCGAGAAGATAGAAGGCAATAAAGTTTATGTTGGTAATGATACTGAGTCGAAGGAATATAATTATCAATATATGATTCACGCTTCTAGAATTGATGGAGAACCTTTGATCGTTGAATATGAAGGAGAAACACCTGCAGATTATCCTGGATCATCCGATCAGTTCTCGATTGCAGGATGGGATTACAGTCGAGGCAGTTAATGTATAAGAGGATCTAACAATGAGAGACGAAACTAAACGTATTTTAACTGAATACGAAAAAACTATTGACAAAAACTTAAACATAATTGAACAAGGAAAGTTTCTTGTTGATGGTTTAGCCGGCGTAAGTGACACAAGTCGTGTTGGTGTCACTGAAAATGATTTGATCATTCTGGAACAAAGTGGAAATCCATTAGATCGATCAATACAAGATCGAATTGATGATTATGGCCCAATGACTGTCAGTGTTGATAATCGTCTCATTGAGATTTCGAATTCCATCAGTACACTTAAGGGACAAATCTATAATCTGATCGTTGAAGCAATCGGAAATAATGTAGCCATTGGAACAAGCACCATTGCAGATCCTGGTTGTGGAACGTTAACAGGATTGTGTACTGTTTATAATGGAGGTATCTCTACTTGTTTGGTTGGTTATAGTCAGATGAAAAATGACTCTTTCCAAGTTCGCGTTCAAAATATGAGTAGTAGATCTTATGTAAGTATTGACCCACAATCATATTCAACTTCTGCACTGTCTGCATCAAATGTTGGTATTGGATCTTTTAATATTCTCAGTGCAGATGGAGGTACTGCAATTGGATACACAGCTGCATTGAGAAGTAGTGGTGGTTGTGCAACGTATTATAATCAAGTAACTAGTAAGTATGCAGAAATAGACACTCTTCGCGCAGAAGCAAACACATTGATCTCAACAATCAACGTTGCCAAAAGAGAACGGTCTACATTACAATACGATAGGTGGGCAGTTTTGTATTCTAATGATCAGGCTCTTCAAGAGAATGAAAGACTTAGAACCACATCAACCAACATTCAATCATCTACACTTGAATCTTACGTATGAGGCCTGAAACTCGCACTGCAATGGAAATGTTGTTTAGTGCTAAATGGAACTTGCCAAAAGCAGCAAGGTATTGTAACCTTACTGATAAGGAGATGAAGATTACCTTCAATGAGTATTGTAATTTTCATTATGCCACTTATCGACAAGAAGACAATAATCAACTCAATCTTTTCTGAGTTTTTTATGCCCGTGTGACCCAGAGGAATGAGGTTCTCGACTTAAAATCGAGCAGTCGGCGGTTCGAATCCGCCCACGGGTATTAGGGGTTCTTAACCAACCCCTAAATAATCCAAAGTAAAAGACCACTATGAAGTACCGTATTGATACCAGATATGTTTGGTACAATAAAGGTTCGCAAATAGTTTTGATGTACTTCATCAATCATATTCCATTTACTTTTGATGAACTTCCAGATGAAACAATGTATGATTTGGAAGTTATAAAAATTGCAGATAACGAAAGAAGATTTGAACCAGACGATTTATACAAAACATCTTTCTATTTGATTGATGAACAGTGTCATCCTTTGATGTTTGAATTGGAACTGGAAAACCCAGAAATGTTACCTGCTGATTAAGCCTCTGTAGCACAATGGTAGTGCATCTCACTTGTAATGAGAAGGTTGCTGGTTCAAATCCAGTCGGGGGCTCTCATTGAGGAGAACTATGAATATAAAACTCTGGTATTGTGAATCAATGAAGATGTGGAGATGGACACTCACAGACTCCACGAGACCTATTCGTAAACAAGAATCTGGTCAGAGACCAGATCTTCGTGATGCAATGAATGATGTTGCGAATACTGTTGAGTATATGATGAAGAAGAATGAAATCTGATTATCATATTGATAGAATTAATAAGTCTGAAGCCGCAGAGTTACTTCTGCGGTTTCACTATTTGAAGGATATCTCAAAAAGTTTCAAATGTGGATACAACTACGGGTTGTATAAGAATAATGACTTTTGTTTTATGAACCTTGGTGGTATTCAAGGTGTCTGCATCTTCACAGGATTACCAGTACCCGAAATTGCACAAGGTGCATTTGGACTACAACGAGATGATCAAGATGGTCTGTTTGAACTTTCAAGACTTTGTATTCATCCAGACACACAGAAAGAAGAATACAATATTACATCGTGGTTTGTGTCTCGTTGCATCAGACAACTGAGAAAAGATACTAATGTTCGTGCAATTATTTCATATGCAGATAGTGACTATCACGAAGGTACAATATACAGAGCTTGTAACTTCCAATATTGTGGACTGACTAATGCAAAGAAAGATTTTTACTTTGCTGATGGTACAAAACACTCTCGTGGTAAGGTACGTGGTCAAGAAGGTGAATGGAGAGAAAGAACTCGCAAACATCGATATGTGATGGTATTTGATAAAAGTTTGAATCTCTTGTGGGATAAATAACTAAAAAACAGACTATAATGGCACTTACCAAAATTACTGGTGATGTTATTGCAACAAACACTAGCATTACCGCAGTTGGCGCTACATTCACTGGTAATGTTTCGGTTGCAGGTACAATTACTTATGAAGATGTAACAGACATTGATTCTGTAGGTCTGATTACTGCGAGAAGCGGAGTTAATATTACTGGTGGGGGACTAATTGTCACTGGAATAAGCACGGTTTCTGCAGGTTCTACTAGTGCTCCATC